GGGCTTCCAAAGCGTTGGAAACAATTGTGGGACTTGGGACTGCTGACAATTTTCTCTCCTGTTGTGGTTGTACTGAGCCATTGGTTTGACAATGGTGGCAATGAAAGACCACTGCCCCGTCTTGCTTACGGGTCAGGGTCATATCTTTTGATGTTGTTTTTTTGCGCTCAGTTGAGCAGTACGGGCAAGCTACCCGCGTCGTCTCGGTGAAGTGGAATTGCTCCACAAACTCTGCGATCATTTCATGCTGCCGTCAGAGTTACGTTTAAACGAACGGTTCTTGGCAGCCGGCTTGGCTTTGAGATTACCGATGACAGTAGTTCCCCCCTTACTAAGGGGCTTCTTGTGGTCAACGTCTTTGCCATCGCCTTTGTGCACTACGCCTTTTTTCTCAAGCATTCTGCGGGCTTTGTTTCTCTGCGCTCGATCTTGCTTTGAAGCCTCAGTACCTTGGTAGTTCTCGTACTCTTGTTTGTAGTTGCGTGGCATGATTAATCCTTTAGTTTCTTGAAACGTTTGGCTCGGATCATGACGCAGGGTTCAATGTCCTGTGCATCATTGCGATCAATGCGTCCTGAGACCACCATGTCATCAGGTACAAACGGATTTTCGCCCGTGCCAAACCTAGAATAGTACAGGCCGTCACGCAGTTTTACAATGAGAACAAACGGCAATCCCGTTGCTTCATGCATATGTTTTGCTGACATCCACTTGTGTAGGCTGAGGGAATAACCACCATTGCGGTCGAGGTCATCCATTGGGTAATTGCGGGTCTTCATCTCGCAAAAACCAATCGCTTTATCTTGTCGTGTAAACACATAGTCCAAGTGGTACTTGATGGGTAGCTTGGTCATCTTGCCGTTCCATGCTTGCTCGCATTTGCCGGCTACTTCAGACTCGCGTTCGAGGTCTGCGTTTGTTTCATACATAGGTCTGCTCATTTTGGTACTCTCTTTTATTTAAAGTTCTAATTCAATTTGTTCAGGCGGTGTGTAGTTCTCAATAGGTATTCCTTTGTCAAGTTGTTCAATAATATCTTCCTGTGTGGCGACTCGTATTGTCATAATCCCTAATGACACATGCGCTATCGCTTGTCTGCGGTTGGATGCACGGATCAGTCTGACCTGATCTCCTACGCCTACCGTGTAAACACGTTGCTTCATTTAGCCTCCAATTGTTTCTGCGGTAGCTTGTCAATGAATGCCTGACCAAACTGAATGCTGTTGCAGTCTTCAATCCAAACATCGTCAAGGAATGCCTCCTCCATATTGCCGTGGCAGTACACGCGAAACCGCTTGCCGCCATAGGCTATGTCGTACATGGACTCGACACGCTCGACAGGCTTATTGCACACGGCACAGGTCGGAACGTTGTGTAGAACAAGCTCGTACTTGTCAGTGGTGGTAATGTTCATAGCACCTCCTCAAGAATGCGCCACGATTCCAACTTGTTGCCGTTTAAACTAACCTCAACAGGGATGCCAATCATGTCTGCACATGAAGTTACTTTGGCTTGCTCCATCAGCTTTGCGACACGACGGCACATCTCGCCCCAATGTTTAGTCTGATCCTCGACCGTCCACTGACAGTGATGATCCGGAGTGCGTGTCCATGTGCCATCAAAGTCACCGACACCCCAACCTTTACCACCTAGCGTGACTGACATACCAAACATTGCACCGTCATAGCCGCCAAGACCAACGTCAAACTTTTGTATTTTGCCTAGCTCTTTAGTCATGCTTGTCCCCTTGATAGGATAACTGTGGCAGTAAAAGGGGCTTTGGTGTTTTCAGCCAACTTTGCACACGCCTCACGCTCATGCTGTGCTACTAGCTTGGCAAAGGTTTCAAGGGTTTTAATCACATTTTGTGGTTGGATAATCCCTGCCTCATAAGCCATCTTAATGATTTCATCTTGCTTCATGGGTTATGCTCCTTGATCATTCTGTTTTTATGCCTGATCACTACAAGCAAGCGCAGAATATCCCGCATCTTTTTCTCTGCGACCGGACTCAGGTCATTGTCAAAGTCTAGGAGCAACCCGATAGCCCTGATGCCCTCCTGAGTAGCATCCTCAATTTCTTGGTGCTTAACACCTTTCTGCGCGTCCCTGTAACTCTTTGTGTCAGGGTACTTTTTTACTGTTTCCATCTTCTCTCCTTTACGCCCTTGTCGGGCTTGTTAATATATTTCCACCCATAGACCCCCCTACCCCATGAGAGTAGAGAGGGATGGTTTCCACCGCCTTTCGGCTTCTGCATGTCAACGTTAGTTGACCCCTGTGCTTGCAGATACGACCAGCACCGTGGGTTATTCGGGAACTGCCCCCTAGCCTTACGGCATACCACGTAACCCTTTGCTTCCACGCAGGCAGATATCTACCCCTTAGTAACGTCTGGAGTACGGTTGTCGTAGGAGGGGGTGAGACTAGAACTGCTCACATAAAGCAGTGTGTTTCAAAACATTACGTCCACAATGGCGCTAACCCATTGCACAGTCCTAGTCTCAAAAACAAAAAAGGCCACTTACAACTGCGCTCGGTAGGAACCTTAACTAATGACTCTTCGACTGATCATTAGGTAAGGCGGAACGCATGTATAAGTGGCCTCGATTATTGCTTCCTACGGCAACGATTGAATTATAAGCACAACTAGTTTGGTTGTGTCAAGCAGTACCAAAAATATTTTTACACGCTAGCCGGCTAAAGTGACAGAAAATAACTTAGCGATGGCTAACCCAAATTCTGCCAACCGGGTTTAGAAATTTATGCGTTTAAACATCAACAGCGTATCCCGGGATGTGTTGCAGCGGGATTTTTTTGCGTGTAAACTACACACACCGACGACTGCAGTTGCCGGTACTCTCCTCTCTCCGTTGTGAGATTCAGCCCTTCCGAGTTCGCTTGGTGGGGCTTTTTTTTGGAGCAATCTCAGGGATCTTTTCTACAATGATCTCAGAGCGGGGGTTCTCAGGGTCTAGCCCCCAATAGCAATGACGCTCTTTAACCTGACGATCGTTCTCATATATAAGACCCTGCATCAGGTCTAGGATCAGGCTCTCGTCCAAGTCGGGTCGCCTTGACGCATAAAAAATATGCAGAGTAACTCGCAGATCACCCGTCATTAGGGTAGCAAGTGGCCGGCACTGTTGCCTAAAAACATCAGAGTAACTTAATGCTTTCTTAGACTTAATCAGCCGAGACATACCACCGTAGTGTACAACTCTACGCGAATTAGCCTTTGACGCAGGCTCTCCAAAAATAATTTGTGATAGCACTTGCAATTCGTCTGCGCAATCGCTATTATTGAGGTTCGGATTCATAACAACCTTTGGAGAGTAAATGAAGATAACCAACAAACAGAATCTGCCCGCACCACTAGTGGCTTTGCTGTCACGTAACTACTACAGCAAGGGGGCATCACAGTATAGCGTGACTGAGCTAATGTCGCCACCAAAGATTCGCAGACTACGCGAACAGTATGACGAGTCGATGGAGATTGACGTAACCAAAATGATTGCTTCTCAGCTAGGCACGTTCATGCACGGCAAGCTTGAGGCCAAGGAAGTTGAGGGCTACCACAACGAGGAGCGCATCTTTACCGAGATCGATGGTGTGGTGATCAGCGGTGCGATCGACCTACAACAAGTGGTAGATGGCGGGGTCATCATCATTGACTATAAGTTTGTCAAGGCGTGGTCAGTCAAGCAGGGCAAGTCTGATTGGGAAACGCAGTTGAACATCTACAAGTGGCTTGTTGAGTCTGTCAAGCGTGTACCCGTCAAGGGCTTGCAGATCTGCGCCATCATCAAGGATTACTCTGCCCACGACACATCAGAGGGCTACCCCGAAGCTGAGGCAATCATGATTGATGTCCCAATGTGGGACGCAGTCAAGACCGAAGCCTATGTCCGTCAGCGCCTAGATATGCACCGCCATGCCCGCATGGCTCACGACTTTGGAGAAGAGCTTCAGCCCTGCTCTGATGAGGAACGTTGGATGACCGAGACGGTCTACGCCACGAAGAAGGATGGACGCAAGTCTGCGATCCGTTTATTTAAAACCATAGAGGAAGCCACAGAGTTGGCAGAAAAGGAAAAAGGCTATGTCGAAACCCGCAAAGGCGAACCCAAGCGTTGCACAGGAGATTTCTGTGGAGTCAGCAAGTGGTGCAGTCAATATCAAGGAGAACTCAATGTCACCGCATGATTTATTGAAGATCAACGTCAACGACCACACCGAGAAGAAGAACGGCTTAACGTACCTCTCATGGGCATGGGCATGGCAAGAAGCTTTGAAGGCAGATCAGACTGCTACGTTTGATGTGCAGACCTTTGACGGCAAGCCTTACATGGATGTCAACGGCACAGGCATGGTATGGGTCACCGTTACCTTGTTTGGTCAGCCCCGCACTTGTATGTTGCCCGTCATGGACTACAAGAACAAACCCATCCTTAATCCTGATGCGTTTGCCGTTAATACCGCCATCATGCGATGCATGACCAAAGCCCTTGCCTTGCATGGCCTCGGGATATACATCTATGCCGGAGATGATTTACCGCAGTCAGACGCTCCAACCACTATGGGTGAGTTGACCAAACAGGAAGACGCACCTCATTACGAGGAGATTATTGCCAAGGTTTGGGAGAAAAAGCTTGGCAAGACTGCACCCAAGGCAGACCAAACCTTGGACAACTCTGACGCAAGTCGCAAATTGTTTGCAGACGGGATGATTGAGTACACATCCCACTGCACCACGGTAGCTGGTTTAAACAGCTATTGGAAAAGCAATCAGCTTCAGCTTGACTCGCTGAAGGTGACGCACCCCGACCTCTACCAAGCGGTCTTAACCAAGTTCCAAGAACTTAAAAAATCCTTTTCTAACGGAGAAACCAAATGAGTAATGAGTACCAAGCCAAGCCGGATTCCGGCTCCATGTTCGCAACCCAAAGCAAGAAGACTCCCAAGTCTCCCGACTACTTTGGCACGTTCCATATCAACCTTAAAGACCTGACCAACATCAAGACCGAAGACGGCCTGACTGTGATCAAGATATCCGGATGGAAGAAGGTCGCCAAGAACGGCAAAACTTTTCTGTCCTTGGCCGTGGATCGTTTTGTTCCACAACAACAAGGCGGTACACGCCAAGAAAATCAAGCGCAGGAGTTTCCTGCTGACGATTCGGACATTCCCTTTTAAGGAGAGACCATGACTAAATCAAAACAAATCCTTGCTTACAAACAAGCCAACCCCACACACAAAGCAAAAGATATTGCCAAGGCTTGTGGTGTAGCAAATGCTTATGTTTATCAAGTGCTTCACAAAGCCAAGAACAAGACGGCAAAGAAGTCTGTTGTCCCTACAGATGGGCAAAAGGTTTTACGTGAAGAGATGGATCGTTTACACGCAGAGATTGCCAACTTGCAAATTATGGATGAAGTAAGCGAACGTCTTCTTGCTGATTACGAGTCTGAGATTGAGCAGTTGAATAGCGACATCATTGGCTACCGTGCGGTAATCTCCTATTTACAAGGACAACTTGATGGCGCTACAGTTTGAAGCCCGTAAAGTAGCGTTGAAGCAAGACCGTACAGGTTTTATTTTGACGCTTGCCATGCACCCCGACGATGTTCCGGAGGAGATCCTCCGTGACTTTGTCGGGACACGTTACGCCTGTGCGGTGGTTCGCATCAATGATGATGAATCACCGATGGAGTACGACAACCGAGTCAAGAAGGCAGGGATGCTATGTCGGGATCAAGACTTTCAATTCTTTCTAGGGGTTGACAGTGAAGATGCTGCGGCTGACAAGCTGTGTAAACACTGCGGTATCGAATCAAGAACAGAACTCAATGGGAATGCCAGCGCCAAAACAATCTTTGACAGGTTGGTTTCATCCTATTCAGATACGAAAGTAATCGATGACCCTTTCTAAGAAACTTAAACCCTTCATGACTTACATGGATGACCATGACTACGTCAAGCTTAAACGCTTTGCCAAGTCCAAGAAGGTCACTATGGCTAGGATTCTGCGTGAGGGATTGGTCATGCGGATGGCTGAGGACAACCCTTACATGGCCGGCTTCAATGACGGCCTTGACAAGGCGGTAAGCTTGATGACCGCAAATAATGCGGCTCAGATGCGCTTTCCGTCGGGTCAGTCATTCGCAGAGATCATGACCGACGAGATCATGCAACACCGCATCCGCGAGGTTCCAAATGAAACTGCTTAACGGTCAGCGTAATCAATGCCAAAGCTGTAAGGAGTACTTCAACAGTGTCGGAGCATTTGAGAAGCACCGCACGGGCAAGCATGGTGTTAACCGCAGATGCAGAACTCCCGAAGAGCTTCTGGCTTTGGGATGCAGTTTAAACAAGGATGGGTTTTGGATTACCAAGAAACGTCCCGAAGATTCATACACAACAAGGAGTCAAGACAATGATGACTGAAAAGCTACGCAAGAAAGCCCGTTGCTTATACAACAACGATATGGTTCCCGAACACATTAACCGCCACAACCAACGCAAGTGGGTACGTGCAGTTCTGCGCTTGGGTGAGCATTGGTTGATTGCCAAGCCAATAGGGAGACTTGATGCAAACCAAAGCCATCCTTGAGTTTATATACCCCGAAGATGAGGACAGGCTTCTGTTCGCCATCAAGGGGCCGGAGATGTACAAGGCACTGACAAATATCAAGATGGCAGTGACAGGAAGCTTTAACACCAAGGCTGATTTAAACGCAGTCCTTGACCGAGTACAAGATTTAACAGATCAAATATTTGAGGAGCTAGGAGAATGACAAACGAGGAGAGGGAGATAGATTTAAACATTGCAGACCTAGAGGCAGAGAACCGTAGGCTCAAGAAGGTAGAACAGGCGGCTCAGGCCGTAGTCAAATCGTTTAGCAATAGCATTGACTACAACACTTGGGATGCAGCGCTTGATGCGCTTGAGGCTACGCTGAAGGAAAAGCCATGAACAGAGAAGACATTATTCGCATGGCGCGGGAGCAAGGACTCCCAGAAACAGATACTGAGGGGGTGTTCATTGTAAACACCGATGATCTTGGCCGAATGCTTTCTGCCGAGCGTGAGGCGTGTGCACAGATGCTAGAAGCGGCTTCAAAAACAGGAAAAATAATAAGTTGTACAAGTGCGGCAAAAGCCATCCGAGCAAGGGGACAAGCATGAACTTTAACCAAGGAAAACTTGTTGACGGCCTGATTGATGACCTGATGCAGACCATCCACAAATATGATGACTCTTTGTACATGGCGACCGTCATTGGTGCATTGGAATTTGTCAAATTGCAATTGATTGAAGAAAGCAAGGAGCATGATGATGACACAGACTGAAGCATTACGCCTTGCATTGGAGGCGTTGACAAACGCATATTGGCCTACTGATTCTGATTTATTGCCAGCGCACAACATTAAAGAATGTGTAGAAGCCATAACCGCCATTAAAGCCGCACTAGAGGCGAAGGATGAGCCTGTGCAAGTATCGCCATTACAGTTTGTTGAGATGGTGATGGAAAAGGAACACTTGGTCGGCAAGCCAATATTCTGGGCTGAGTGGCCTAACAAGGAGAAGAACACATGAAGAAAAAAAATGATGGTTATGAATACAAAACATATGACATGGCAAGATTTCACATACCTGAAGGTTTGTATTCCATAGAAGATGTTGAAAAAATGCTCATTCACATGAAAAAAACAAAACAAAAAACAGAAGCATACCTTGCAAAAACCTTAGAGCCAATCAAGGAGAAGAACACATGAAATACTCACAATCCAAACCGCTTGTGGAAGAGTTGATAAACCTTGCAATACTGTTTCATGGAAGCCCAACCATGTTACGTACCAAGATAGCTGACGTAATTGACAAGTACATCCCCGACCTTGACCCCGCTTGTATGGAGCGGGGTTGTACGGCCATCGATGACTTTAAGGAGAAGAGCACATGAGCAAAGGATTCCTTGACGATATACCGATCTACAACACTGCCCGTGACAAGGCGTGGGAGGCGTTTATCAAGCGCAAGGATGTAAAGCATTTGGTGAAGCATGGCCTATTTGATAAGGGCTTTCCACTGTATGGTGGCTACTACGAACTGTGGTGTCAAGCTTGGAGTCGCGCTTGGGAAAGCGGGTTTAAAGATGGCTACGACTCAGGCTGGGCTTCATGTGACTTATTAACAAAGAAAACCAAGGGGAAGAAATGAGAACTCACACACCCGAAGACGTAAAAAAGATTGAATCTAATTATGCTTTAAACGTATGGGAGCGGGCGCTGGGGTGGCGCAAGCGGCAGATGATCATCAAACAACTTGATCCTGTAACCAACCAAATTAGAAACAATGTCTTGGAAGAAGTGGCCAAGGAGTTTGACCAAATGAAAAACGGTGGCGACACCTCGGCAAGTTTTGCCGCCTACGTAAGAGGTATGAAGAAATGAACGGGTTTGCACAGCAACAGCTTGAGATCGGTAGCAAGCAACCAACACACAAGTTTAAACACTGCGATAAATGCGCAGCCAGCAAACCACCGGAGGGTGGTATTCAGATGAATCCTACCAAGTGGTACTGCGCCCCTTGTTGGGCGTTACGAGCTTCAAGAAGACCAAAGAATTCCTAGCCAAGTGTCGGTTTATTGTTGCTTGTACTAGCCTTGTAGATGTGACTGTAGAGCAGCGGAATTTGAAGGACTTGGCTATGCGTTTTTACGACCTTCTTATTCTATATTCCAAACTATGACGGGGGGCATAGACGAATCTACTAACCCCCCACTTTATTTTTAAGGAAAAGAATGCCTAGACCAAAACCACCATCACCACTCAAAGGCCGCAACATGCGGATGTCTGATGTTGAGTGGCTCATGTTTTTAGAACTTGGCGGGGCTGATTGGCTCCGCAAGTATGTAAAGAAGAAAGCAAAGTTCCCAGCTCAGTACTATGAGCTTAAACAAAAGGAAAATGATGATTCAACGAGCAGATGATTACCAAATTGATGGCCGCCATTACAAAGACATGGAGATGCAACCGTGGAATGTAATGGAGGCAGTACTTACACCCGAAGAGTTTGTTGGGTTTCTTAAAGGAAACATCATCAAATACGCCATGCGATCAGGACACAAAGAAGGCTCTCACGATTCCGAGAAAGCCCGTCACTATGCGCAAAAACTTGCAGAGTTTCAGGCTCTACTATGACTGAGTGTAAACGCGAGTACTGCGAATTCATCGGCAGCAAAGCCTTTGAGGACGACAACGGATGGAGTTATGAAGTTTGGGAGGCAGCCCAACAGGCTGCGTTTAAACGTATAGCTACAAGGTTTGCCGGTTACAAAGACATCGACTATACGGGTCATGAGATAGCCCGATACGTCAACTACTTGGCTAAACAAGATGTACCGTAATAAGAAGCTACTTGAGATTGTTCGGGAATCACCCTGTCAGATCTGCGGGGCGCAGGATGGCACGGTGGTAGCCGCTCATTCCAACCAACAGCGCGACGGCAAAGGCATGGGACTCAAAGCCCACGACTACCGTATTGCGGCCTTGTGCTTTAAGTGCCACGCAGATATTGACCAAGGAAAAACCCTAAGCAAGCAACAGAAGTTTAAAGCTTGGGATGAAGCCCATCGGAGAACCATTGGATGGCTCTTCGAGAGGGGTCATCTTAGTTTGACTTAGAGATCTCTTTCTTAAAGAGTTTGATCTGAGATGTCAGTTGATTCTGCGCCTCAGTCAGCTCGTTAATTGCATCACGCTTCTCTGCGCCTGACATATCAGAACTACGCACCTGTACCAACGCCTCACGCAGACCTTTCATCTCGGACTCAATAGCCTTGACATAGTCTTGGGCGGCAAACATCGGGGCATTCTTAGTCATGTATGCTTCAATGTCTTCTACTTTGCCCGTGCGCTCTAACAGATTAACTGTCCGGACAACTTCATCCACAGAGTTCTTTAGGTCATAGTACGCAGACACTGTACCCTTGGCCGCTTTGTCTACCGCAAATCTCTTGATGACAGGCATTTGCTCAAAGCGTTTGTCTGCTTTGGGTGATGCGTCGTTAGAGCTGAGGATAGAGTCAATCGCATCCACAAGGTACATACCCATCGTTCCCGTGTAGCCTTGGATGACGTGATCAACCTTCATGGGGGATACACCTAGATTATTGCCAATCGCCTGCGCAATCTTTGTTGTACTTGGCCCAACTTGGTACTCAGGGGCTACGCCCTCCATGCCTTGACCAACGATAGGTCTGCCGGTAAAGAACGAGTAGTTTGTACGAGCCTCTTCCAACGGCAGGAAGGTTTGAGGTATAGGGTTAAACGCAAATGTTGATTGCAGCGCACGACCCATCGCCTGCGACAAGTCCTTACCCGTGTCATCGCCAAACGAGTATTCAAGGATACGTTCAGGTATGACTTTAAACAGCACACCCACCTCAAACGGGATAGGTACACGGACACCCGCAGATGGGAGGATCCAATTGTTATCGCGCACCTCTTGCTCTTGACGCTTGTACTCTTCGTCATCGTGAGTGAGCATCCAATACATGGATGTCAGGGCTGTCAGAGTTGCACCACGGATGAAGAAAGTCTTTTGCAAGGCTTTCTGTTGGTCTGTAGGACTCTCTCCAAACATAAACTTGCGGATTGTTGGGCTGATACCGGCACGGTAGAACACATCCAAGCCCTGCATGCGAGCGTTCAAGAACGGCACGGCGGCAGTCAGAATGCGAACGACTGCCAAGTTACCCTTGCGGTTAAAGTTCATCACTTCCATCGCACGGAAGATAGCTTCGGCTTCGTTGCCTGTACGATCCATGACGGACTTATAAACTGCCATACGAGTGGCCGCATCAGATGCCTCAGTGCCCTTCTCCAAGCCTTCCCACAGGGAATTGAATGGACGCAGACCCTTCTCCACACCCGTCTGTGTGCCTGTCGCTCTACGCAGTCTCTTGCCAATCAAATCACCGCTGGTCTCTACGTCCTGAGCAAACTCATAACCACCGATGACACCGGCTCTCTTTAGGGCTAGGAAAGCGGGGTCTTTACCACCAATCGCAGACGCAAAGTTGGAGATGGTTGAGGCCACGGGGGTCATCTTATGACCGCTAGTCACCCATGCAGACAGGGAGTCACGCATCAAGTTAGCCATCATAAAGCCGGGGTCTTTGGTCACCAAGTTACGCAGTGCATTTGCAGGCGCAGACAGGATGCTTAGGAACGGCAACTCAGGTATGTTTAAACTCTTAACAGCGTCAACAAACAACTGATCGGCAACTTCGTATGAAACGGGCTTGCCGTTCTCCAAAACCGTCACAGTTCCGGGACGGGCGGTTACCTTGTCTAAACGCTCAGCTTCTTTAAGTTGGACGGCAATACCAACCGCTCTTTGAGCGGCAGTGTTCTTCATACCGGCTTGTACTGCGGCCTGAGTATTACGTACAAGGGTTTCAAGGAAGTCAGCCAACGGGGCTTCTTGCTCTTCCTTAATACCTTTAAGCTTCTTGGGTGGTTTAACACCGGAGATGCTTTGGAAAATCTTAGGGCCAAGGGTATCTTGACCTTCAAACTGACGGTAGAAAGGAATGTAGTCTGCGTACTTGGTGTACTCAGCGGCACGTTCAGGCGACAGAACACCTGTGGCAACTTGATAGGCTACAAGCCCGTCGTTGTACTTGATCCAATCCTTTTGAACCTGTTCAAACATCGGATACTTCTTCTCTAACTCTTTGGCGTAAGCAATCTCGGCAGGGCTGTAAGTGTGGTCACGGCCACTAGCTAACAGACGTGTACCGCGTTTAGCACCCGCCCAAAACTGATACGTTTGGTAGATACGGGGGTCGCCTACTTCAGCCAAAGGCTTAAGGATTTCCATCAATCCCTTAACAGATGTGTCGATGGTTGTGTAGCCGTTCTTAAAGACGGGGATACCACCTTCTCCGCTCATACCGATGGCTTGAGCCGCAATCGCATTAGCGTTGTCAGACATCAAAGCCGCAGACTCTGCGCTTGCATCAGCTAGGAGGGCGGGGCCACCCATCTGCTCAGCGAGACGCTTGTCATATGTGCTTAAACGCTCATAACGGTTGAGCCATTGCTGGCGCAGCGCATCCACAGTGTCAGGTGTAAACGCTTGGAAGATGCGTTCAATGAAGCCCTTCTGCTCCCGCTTGGTTGTCAGGCGGTCAATACTTGCGTTTAAAGCAACACCGTTTGGCAGCTTGCTAATCTCGTCCTCAACATTACGTACGCTAAAACGTACGTCTTCTTTGTTGGCATACATCTGACGCAGAAGAGGTTCGTTTTTGTTAGTGATCGGCGTGGGATTAACAAACGCTGTACGGAAGCCCCAATCATCACGCATCTCATCAGAGTATTTCTGAGGAGCAAGAGCGGTAGGCAGTGGCTTATCAGATGGGTTGTAGCGACGGACAATGACAGCGGTACGCTCTACGCCCTGCTTCATTAACTCAAGCATACGGTTACGACCTTCATGCCCAATGATCCGACCGTCATCATCAACGATCAAGTACATGGAGCCTTCTTGTCCCAAATTGGGAGCGCCATATTTAGTCTGTTGCTTAGCCATGTACTCTTGGTACTCGCGGCTATTGACTGCGTCTAAGAAGTCCTGTGGACGCATCCATGTAATGCCAGCAGATACTTTGCCATCATTGCGGGCGTACTCATTAACCACCCTATCTAAACGCTCATCGGTCATTGCGCCGCGTAGGCTGTAACGAATGTCAGGATTGGCGCGGCTGTATGCGCCTGTGTTGCCAATCGCAGACTTGATTTGGTAGGGATTGAATACAACCGCCTCCCACACCTTGTCTCCAAGCATACTGACCAAGCCGTCGTGGCCTTCAGCAATTGCTTGATTGGTAATGTATTCTGCGGCTTCATCACGGCTCATCTTGGAGCCGTCGGCAGGCCTAACCTTGAAGATATCGGTATCGATAACTTTTGGGTTAACCATACGGACATAGATTGGCATAACGTTGCCGCCATCCGGCCCCATAGTTTCGCCAAATTTACCGTAGCCACCGGTGTACTGCTTGGTGCGGTCGGGGTCTTCAGTTACGTAGATGCCACGGCCAAATGTACCGTTGCCAACCTTAAAGGTATCAACATCGCTCTTAGTGCCGTGGTACAGAACTTTAGGCGTGCCGTCTGCATTGACAAACTTGCTGCCGCTAAACCAACGTTTAAACTCAGGTGTGTCAGGTGCTTCGCGTAGGCTGTAACGGACATCAGGATTGCTGATGTCGTATGTGCCTACGTTGCCGATGGCAGATTTAACCTGCGTAGGTTTGTAGACCGCGAGGTTCTTGCGGCTATCTTCTTTAACATAGAAGGAGTCAAAACCCAACTGCTTGATAGCATCTTGGTAGTCGGGAAGTTCTAGGATTTCCCAATCGCCATTCTTGGTTTTTGTTTCAATCGATGTACCCTCCCAAGGAATCAAAGGGTATCGCTTGTCTAGCAATAACTTGACGTGCTCGGGGTTCTCATAATCAAACGGATTCTCTGCCTTGACATACACAGGCATGATGTTAGGGCCGGAGGGAAGCATAGGCTTGTACGCCTTACGCAGATATTCCTTGGCCTCAGCCGTTGGTTTATCAGCCTTGATGCTGTCAATCATTTCCTTGCCTTCAGGCATAGACTTGTAGTCTTTGCGGATGGCGGCAATCGCTTCCTTCTGACCTTGAGCCATTTGAGCTTCAGTCAATACTTGACGGGCGTTATTAGCAGATTCAATAACGCTGTCAATCGCAAAGCGACGGGCAAATGTTGGGTCATCGGTCAAGAAGATAGGAGCGCCACGACCCGTCTTGCGTTCAAACGATGTAACGTCCTTGTCTGTGCCGTGGTACATCATCTTAGGTGTACCGTCTTCGTTGACGATCGTGCTGCTGCCAAACCACTGTTTAAACTCAGGGGTATCAGGAGCCTCACGCAGGCTGAACTTTGGAGTAACCAATGCATCGTAGTTGCTCCAACGTCCGTCACGGTTGGCAAACGAGAACATGGAGGCGGCAGTGATGTCTGAGTCGGGGAACTCAGATTCAAATGCATTTTCATAGCTGCGCAACGCACGACCATCTTGCATCTTTAAACGCTGCTTGTCTTTGCCTTCGTAACGTCCGACTTGAGCATCTGCATCAAGAACAGATTGATTGGTCTCAATGTACTTTTGCAACTTGTCCATCAGCTCGGGACTGAATTGATCAAGTAATGCTTGACGCTCTTGACCGTCTTTGATCAGCTCTTCCTGTGCGGGTGTGCGCAGGCTGAACTTTGCGCTTGGCGTGGCGCTCACACCGTTTTTGTCAGTAACTTCAACGTAGGAGTCGGAATATCCTTCGCCAAGAAGGTTGACTTCAACGTCAGAAGCGCCGTCTAGAACGGCTTTAACATATCTATGATTGCCATCCACAACTAACAGATGACCATCAGACTGAAGCCAAACGTCTACGGCTCCTGTGGATTTTGAGTATCTAGAACGTTTAAAGTTTTCAAGAACTCCATCAAGCGTCTGCTTAGGGATGGACAACATCTCAATAGGAATTGAGGTGGTTGAATCATTCATCCAAGCATCACGTAACTGACTCTTGACGGCATCAGGCAACACTTGTGGCTTGCCTGAAAACGCCTGCTTTTCGGGAGCCTCACGCAAGCTCATCTTGGCAATAGGGATAACCTTCTTGGAAGATTTAAACCCAAACTGCGCTTGATCCAAGATGGTTACAGACTTGCCGTCTTGCTTGGGGTCGTACTCAACGAAGAAGCCGTCAGTTTCTTTGGCCGCAGTCTTCTCCTTCAAGGTAGAAGCTTTATTCCGCAGCCCGATGATCATGCCCTGTTTAAACAGATTGCCTTCTTCGCCGGGTTTTGGGTCTAAGAACCGGGCATCGTAGTTGTCACCGTCCCAAACTTGGTACGTCTTGCCGGTTTCTTCATCTACGACTGTGTCGGGTAAGGCGCTCTTACTAGAGAACGCCATAGCCACGTTGTCGCCACGATCCAAGCGACCACGCATGGAGTTCCAATTGTTGGTCTTGTGGGAAACCTTCTCGCCATCAATGATCTGACCCACACCTGTAGAGCTATATGTCAAGTGGTGGTTGTCAGCAACCTTGTCACCGTTCATTTTTGTGTAGTCATAAAACATCGTGTCAGGATGTGCTTCAAAGATAGGAAGCCACATCTTTGGACGGAAGTCTGATGTAACGTTTAAACGGATAGCAGGCTGGTAGACTTCTTTCTCAAGCGTGTCCATAGCCCCTGTGTCTTTGTTCTTCTTGCGCTCAGTTTCCTTGGCAGACCACTTCTCAAACATAGAGATCTCGTGGCTCAACAAAACCGCAAACTCTTCAGGATGAACAACCAACGCCTCGGTCTTGAGGTACTGCATCATGCGTGGGCCTGCACGGAATGAACTCTTAGAGATGCCTTGAGCATCTTCGGAAGCCGCACCACCATACAGGAAGTTACCACCGGATGTTTCGCCAAGGCACAAGCCCTCGCAAATCGCAGACTGTGGGCATGAGCTAATCTTTTCAGTGATCTGCTGGGCAGAAGCTAAGCCAAGACCCATAGAGGCAATACTCTTGTCGCCCTTGGTCAAGCCATAGTCACCCACACGGGTTTTCTCAAGCTTGCCGTTCTCGCTAAGCAGTGTGCCGATGTTGTGTTCCCGCTTGAGCAGGCCACGCACTTGCTTTAAACGAGCTTTCTTATCTGCTGGGGACATGTCGTTGTACTCAGCCACAGCATCGCCCATACGTTGAGCCATATCTGCGTCGGAGAATGTATCGACGATGCCTTCCTTGCGGGACTTCTGAATGCTAGACAGGTTCATCTTGCGGTTAAAGAACTCGCCCTGTGCTATTGGCACATAGAAGTCTTTGCGACCGTCTTGATATTCCACATCATCAATCTGAAGCAGAGACGGATTGATGTTTAAAAGCACCGTGCTGCCGTCAAATTCTTGATCAAAGTTGCCGGGCTTATTGACAATCTTGCCACCGTTAGATTCGTTAGTCAGATAGATGCGTGAGCGACCTTCTGCAAGGATCTTCTTGGAGGCATTAAGCTTGACGGCGTTGTCCTTGGTGGTGTGGTAGTACACCGTGACTGTGCCGTCCTTGTTTAAAGGGATGCCAAGCACAGGATCAATGCCGTATTTATCTGCGGTCTTGAGGGAGTACTTGGTTGCAGGCGTAGTCAGGGGCAGATCTAAACGGCCTTCTGATACGTAGGGCAGGATGCCGTTCTTCAGGGCGTACTTCTCAGCCTTCTCCACATCTTCAACTGAAGCTTTCCATGCGTTCTCTTGCGACGGCACGTTCTTGGGGGATGGCTTGAGCTTACCGGCTTCGGCTTGACCAAAGATATCCTTGTAGGTTTGGAAGCCACGACCGGACAGGTAGTTGCTCAACGCATCAAAGAAGTTGCGCATCTTATTCAAAAGCGCAGACAACATGCCGGGAGGCGCTTTGGAAGAATCAAAGTCACCAAACGCATCAGCGATGGCTTCTTCCATGATGTCAGCATCAGAAAGACCAAGCTTTTGATACGCTTCATAACGGGTCACAACTGTGCCGTCATCAAGGGTAGCCTTCTTCGACTTCAGATACTTGTTGATCCACTGATCCTTAGCCATGCGCTCCAAGGCTTTCCACTGCTGTGGCGTGAAGAAGCCTAGTTCTTTTAGAGCGTGTAGCGCCTCATGGCGCATAGTGCGGATAGGGTTCTGCGCATCGACTGCGAGTTGAATAACCTTGGCGGCATATGAGCCGTCGGCTTGGTTCTCGATTGCCTTGACAATATTCAAGGCTACATCGCCAAGACCAAACTTGTCGAGCGTCTTGCGTAAATCTTGAGTCAGCTTCTTTATCTCAGCAGTCTCAGTGACGGGCTTCTCTTGTTCAATCTTGCCAAGGACTTCAGAGACCTTTTTACCCTTAGCGGGGGGCGCACTACGGCGACGGTTCTGTTCAGCCGCCGCACGGTTAGCCAAGCCACCAAACTTCTTGTCAGATACCAAAGCATCTAGGGCATCGTCAGACAGGTCTGCAAGGATGCTTTCCTCTGCCGCTTCACGGGTTGGGAATGTGCCCGTCTCTTTACCTTCTTTGGTAATCGTGTAACCGGTACGGGCAACAGGTTTAGAGCCAACAGGCTTAGATGTAAGCTTGGCTGTTAAGCCTTCAATTTCTTTGTAGAGAGCATCAATGCGCTTACCAAGAAGATCTTCCTTGGCGGCTTGACGTGTTCTCTTCTGCTTGTATAGATCGCTGTCAAAATCCCCAGCCGCTTCCATCTTCTCAAGCTCACGCTTGCCTTGATTGACTGTGTCTTCGTACTTCATTACTTCTTGAAGCTTTTCAGCGGCAATCTCTTGGCGGTCTGCGGATAGCTGATCAATCTTGCCCTGCACCGCTACTTTATCCAAAACAGTGGGGAACGGCTTACCGCCAGCTTCAGAAGTGATTTGGTAGCCTTCAGGCTCTTCACCCTCTTTAAACTGACGTTCGGTAATGTCATAACCTGCGGGTAAACCCGCACGTGGTTTAGATGGAATAACGGGCGCAGCCTTGGGAGCTACCTGCGTCAACGTGGCTTCACGAACGTTTAAACCCTGCTTTTTAGCAGCAGCATCCGCTGCGGCGCGTGTTGGGTACGTTGAAACAAGCTGGTCATTCTCTGGCTTGTATGTTCTGTAAACGGTCTGTTTGTCTTCGGTCAGGTCACCGTTTTTAACTGCGGTGTCAAGAACTGCACGGGCATCACGGTCTGTCTCAAGGTTGGTAGCTTCCTTGATTTCAGTGAGGATCGTATCCACTGAGAGGGGTTTGCCGCCACGCTCATTGAACGTCAGGCCAACCATCTTGACTGCGTTGTCGTACTGCGACTGTTTAAACCGAGATGCGTTAGTGCCTTCTGGCAAAACAATTTGCTGCCCGGTCAAGTTGGCCGGCATGTCAGCTAATGCTGTAAACGCGGCATATAGCTGCGGCTCAGACATCTCTTGTAGGTTGTTTACACCGGTGGTGCGGGCTAGGAAGTCGTTGAAACCTTTGGTTCCTGTGGCAACGTTCTTCTCGATGGCGGCATTCTCCACATCCTTAGAGGTAAAGTTCTGCTCACCGGTATAACCGGTCTTGGCGGCAAGGATGGAATCCAAAGCGGCCTTCTCGCCCTCTGGATTAACCGCAGTCATTGCGTCTTTAACGTCCTCAATAGAGTATGTCTTGAGACGTGGTAGTCCGTTGTCCTTGCGGTACTGATTAAGATAGCTTGTGACTTCAGGGCCAAGTTCATCGGGCGTAAGATTGCCGATGGGGTTCTGAAGAATAGGCTCTTCTTTTTCCGGAATGATAGTAGATGCAGGGGCAGGTAACGCCAACAACTCTTCGCCTACGCCAAATTGTTTTTTGGTTGCATCAAGCTTAGCCTGCTCAGCCGCAATGGCTTCACGTTGTTGCTTGGCGTATTCTTCTTTGCCGGCCATCTCGTTGGCAACGTACTCCTTGCGCATAGAAGACAGCTTGGCGGGGGAAGTCACTGCACCTAAGCCACCACCGATTAACAGATCATTGATGGCCTGAGCGGCTACGCCTTTGAGTAAGTCGGTCTCAAGTCCGGCTTGATTCAAGGCAACGTTAGTACCAACTTGTCCCGTTGTAGCTTGGATAGCTTCGGGGACTGCCTCCTCCACCACATTCTTGCGCAAGGCTTGACCAAATGTAGGCTCAGGCAAACCTTTGGTAGCCTTATCAACCTTGGGAGCGGCTCTACCAAGGGAGCCAAGCGCACGTTCAATACCAAGAGCGCCTTCTAAACCGCCAACCGCAGTAGAAGCGGCTTGACGTGGCAAGTTTTGTAACGAGTATTCTGCGGCTCTTTGAGCTAAGCGTTCTGCTTCAGGCTCAGAGTAGCCTTTAGCTAACAGTTCTTGTTTAACCACTTCATAGTCTTGGCCCTTCTGACCGCCAAGACCCATCAATCCACCAATGCCTGTTGCAGGATTCTTAGCGGCTGAAAGTGCTCTTGCACCTAAACCAACACGTCCCGCTGTAGCGGCGGCGGCGGCAGGAGGAGCCAAGAAGCTACCCGCAATAATAGGGGCGCTAGAGAATAAAGCTTGAATACCGGCTTGTAGGGGGGCTTCAGACAAACCGCCCAAGACAGCTTTAATTTCTTCAACAGTATTGCCTTCTGCGGCCTTCTTAATCTCTTCACGACGAGCAATCTCAGCCTGACGCTCAGGAGTCATTGACTCACCGGCGGCTTGTTGGATGTCTCCAAGAAATTTAGAGGCTGTATTGCCTGCGCCTGCAAGGTCAGTTAAAGCTTTAATACCACCTGCCAAACCTTGGCCTGCGGAGAGGGCTAAGTCTTTGGTAGAAAAAGCGGCAGTCTTAGGTTCTGCTTTAGCACCGTAGACTTGTTCTGAAATTAACTGCTCTGCCTGTGCCGGTGTCAGACCAGCCGGGACTTCGAATCTACCAATCCTGCCATCCGGCATCTGAAAACGAGCTATGGGCATATCAGCAAACCTTATTCATAACCTACAAATTTAACTTTCCCTGTAGAGGGTGATGTTACCGCACTAGGCAACCCTGCGCCACCTGTGCCACGTGCATCGGCAATATCTTTTTCCATCATTGCAGCTTGACGTTTAAACAACGGGCTATCAGGGCTGAGGAACTTCATAGTCCCAGCGTATTTGGCTCGAATTGCCGCAACTGCTTTTTCAGTGGCCGCATCGTTTTTACCTTCAGCAACAGAAGTCTGACCCGCATACGTAGCAACAGCGGCACGTTTAATTGCTTCCTCTATGGATATAGTTGGATTGTCCTTCTTAATAAGAAGGGCACGTCCAAGCAAGTCATCTCGATTACCGGCAGACGCACTAATGCCGGCTTTACGGATTTCGTTCTTGCGGTCAAGCTCTTTTTGCAAGCCTTGCTCAATCAACTTCCGAGTCTCATCTTCGGACAAACCAAGCTGCTTAGCGGCATCCGACTTCTCTTTGACGACGCGATCTTTCTCTGCTTGCGTAAGGTCAAACATGCCTTTCTTCTCGGCAAACTGAGCTTCAGACTTCTTAGCACCCAACTCAAGGATCTTGTCCATGAGTTCATTTTGCTTGCCCTCGCGAGTAAGTTGCAGTTGTCTTTGACGGGTAGCACCCGCAGAGCCGGATTCAGCAGATGTTCGTCCACCAGCTAAAGCAACTTGCTCTAAATACTCCATCATTGCGTCATAGCCTGCTTTGGGAGCGTTAAGCTTTTGCTTACGTGCCTCAAGCTCTGCGGCTGTTCGGTCATAGATGGACAGATCACGAGCGCCAACTTCCTTGTCGTACAACGCTCTCTTGGCTGCGGCTATTGCGTTCTCATCTTGGTTAAGAAGTTTTCGCTGGTAGTCCAAGCCGGGAGTGGCAAGTGAAGAAGCCAAACCTTGCAAACCAGCAGGCATAGGAGCACTGTCTACGTTTACACGGTTAGTCCCTTGTGTTGCAGATGGCCGAGGCGCATTAACTTTAGTTGGCGGAACTGCTTCTGCACTAGGCGTAGCGGCAAGGTTAAATAGCTTGCTAGTTTCTGCGGCTAGGGCTTCTTCAGCGGCATTGGGACGTGAATCAGCGGCATATGTTTTAAACGTGGGTGTGCCTGCTTTGGGGTATGTTGGCGTAATTTCTCCGCTATCAGCCACTTGACCCGCCTGTGATTTTAATAAAGCAAACTGCTTTAAACGTTCGGCACGTTGTGTTGGTGTTAATGATTCAAAAAATCCGGGGGCTGCGGCTTCTTTTTCAGATTTTAATTTTCCGTAATCTACGGTGCGTTGAACGCCACCACTTATAGCATTTGCAATTGCCCGCATAAAATCACCGGCGGCAGAGGTTGATTTTTCTTCTTTTTTCTCTTCTGGGTCTTGCACGGAAGAAGTTTTTGTACCATCAAAACCAATGATGCCGCCTTCGGCATAGGCTTCGCCTATGTTAGCGCGTAGGGCATCAAGACCTTGAGGCTGATCTTTAGGCTGTGGTGTTCCGGGCGGCAAGACGGGCGGCTGTTGCTGTAAACGCTGTTGCTCACGAGCCATCTGCATCATGCGAGCTTGCAACGCTTGCTGGGCAAGTTGCTGAGTGTTCTGCGCCACGGTAGGCATATTGGTTGGAATCTGTAGGGCTTGTTGAATGCCCATAGCTTCTTTACCTTCGGCAATGTCGTTTAAAGCCATCAACTGACGCAGATCTTTGGGGATACCACCATTTTGTTTTTTGTCTTGATCGACCTTACGTGCCAACGGAGCAGGGTTGCCCTGATACGCAGATGCAATTTTTTCAGGGGACGGTTGTGTAAACATTTATGTGTCCTTTAAATCAGGCCAAGATTTTTCAACAAAGCATTCACGGTGGTTGCGCCTTGAGCAGCTTTTGTCAAATCACTAGGCGAAATACCTTGGTAGCTCTGAGCCGCCAATGGCAAGCCTTGCAACAAAGATTGCTGGTATTGAACCATCTTATAAGGATTTGCACGGGCTTCTTCAAACTGCGCTTTGTCTGCGGCGATGCCTTCAGACTCAATGCCACGTTGCTGTTGACCAGCGGCAAGCTGTTGAGATAGGTTAGCCAAGCCTGTGGAGGCTTGTGTAGCACCAAGCTGACCTTGTGCTTGAGCGCCTTGCAAACCTGTTTGTAAACCTTGCAAACCAAACGTAGCTCCAAACTGTGATTCTTGAGCTTTACGGGCTTGATCTGCGTTGAATTGAGCCATCGCTTTGTCATACGCTGTGCTGTAGCCTTGACCTGTAATATTGGCTTGTGTGTTAGCAAGATTTCGCTGTGTCTCTGCGTCAAGGATAGCCTGACGGCCACCACCAAACGCGCCAGCTTGCGTCATCTTCCCTGCGTTCTGCTGTTGCGTAATCTGTGATTGACGGCGAGCCTCTTCTAACTGCGGCTCTAATGCACCCTTTAAATACGGGTTCATGTAATTCTGCATTTGTTCAGTATCAAACGGGGATGTCGTAGGTGTGTAAGACAAGCCTTGAGCTTTGGTAGCAATGTCACCCGCAGTACCTGCCGCAGTGCCAATGCTTGTAGGGGTAGTTAAAGTTCCAGCAGTATTAAAAGCTTGCGTCTGCAAGGGTGACTCACCAGAGGTCAGCGGCCCCATGTAAGCTTGATACGGCATGTTAGCCAAAGCTTGGCCCTGACCAAGCATGTTGGTTACATATGGGCCTGCCCAATTAGATAGGTTGGATTCAACGCCTGAAATGCCTAGACTAGCGTTTTTGTTGGCGGTGGTTAAGCCGCCTGTTTCGAACTTCTTGACTGTGCCACCGGATGCGTAGGCTTGAGCCAAACCACCGGGCATGAACTTATCGGGGTTGATCTTTTTGCCTTGTTTTTTGTTGCCTGTACGTGCCATACGAATTTTGTCCATCATTTGATAAAGCTTTTTAGCACCAGCATCTGAGTTGCCGTTACCCATATGAGACACAACGTCAGCAGGAATAACAAACTCTCCGTGGCTTAGTGCTGCGGGCTGGTTTTGACCAATCTGTGCGGGGAGTTCATCTGCCATGCCGTCTGTTTCTCCTTGAAGATAACGGCCTTTAGCCATAGCAATTTCACCGCCTTGCGCAAACGCTTTGGCAGAGTTATAAGCCGCTTCAACATCAGCCAACTTTGTGCCTGTAGCCGCCGCTACCTCAGCAGGGGTGTAGCCCTTGGCATCCATAACTTCAGCAATAGAACGCAGATTGCCCGATGCTAATGCGGCTTGAGTAGTGGGGCTTGCAAAGAAGTCATAGATTTCTTTAGTTTGATCTCCACCACCGGCATCTGATTTGGGGTTTGCCACATACTTTGTTTCTGCCGCATAACGGTTAGCCGCATCAATATCACGTTGCTCTACGCCCGAGGTAGCCATTGCATTTGCAATTTGCTCAGGGGTATGTTTGGCAGCTTGGTAGTCCAAGATGTTCTTGTACAACTTATCCAAACCCATGTCATTGACGACGGCGTATTCTTTGGCGCGAGATGAGTTTAAACCATACATTCCGCGAGCAATATCTTCATCGTTTAAACGAACAGCATCCATTGCGTCTTGAATTTGCTTGGCGGTGGCGTATGGATTATCACGCAGCCATTTTTCAATAATTTGACTCTGCTCCTGCATTCCGCCACCATGTGTTAGCGCGTATTTAGTAGCATCAGAAAAATTTGAAGTGCGCAGGGCTTCTTGTAAGTCTTCTTGGCTTACATCAAATTGTTTCATTGCGGAATCAATCTGCGCCCTGCTGGCTCGTGGGTTGTCAAGAATCCACTGATTAATATTGTTTAGATATTGGGCAGGAGTTAAGCCCGAAGCCATCGCCAGCTGGTAGCCTTTGGAGCCTAGGTTAACTTTGTCGTTGCCGCCGCCACCGGTAAGCGTGTCGTTGCCCTTGCCGCCTGTGACCGTAGTAGTTTTTCCATAGCTATCGACCCAATTTTTTATGTCTTCAGAATTGTTTTTTATAAGCGCCGCCCTGTCACTTGCACTTAAATTAGCCAAAGGGTCGTTAGGATTAAACCCAGCCATTTTGCTAGACGTGCCAGACAGATTAGCCCAAGGATCTTGTCCGGGGGCTAAGGCATAGGTTACATCACCACCATAGTCAATACCACCTGCGCCCGGACGGTAGCCCTGTGCACGGGTAGGAGGCGCGGCAATCATTGAACGAGATGCAGATAGCGTAGGAATAACACCTTGGTAGCCCGTCTTTTTGTCTGCGTTTGAACCACCGCCATAGACACTAGCCAAAGCGCCCGCACCTGCCAGCCATGATTTATTGTCAAGTGCAAATTGCTTTAGATCAGACAAACCAAAACGAGAAGGTAACGTACCGCCTGCGTCTGTGTAGGCTTTGTCCCAGCTATCAATGCCGCTACGTACACCTTCGCCTAAAAAAGCACCATCACCGCCAGCTTGAGACAGCGTTTCTCCGCCCGGATTAAATACATTTTCGTCAATTTGGGTGGCAACATCGCCACCAAAATAGCTACCATCGGCATAATCAACAGACATAATTAACCCCTTAACATTCTTGCAAGAGCATCTATATCAGCAGATGCTAGGTTTTTAGGCGCTCCAAGCGACCTTAGTTTATAAGCCGTATCACCACCAAACAACTCTTCCATCAATTTTATATTGGCATACGGATCTTGGCTAGGCATTGGTGCGTTTAAACCAAGATCAATTAATGACTGTTCTGTAGTTTTTGTGCCCGGTGTGGTCGTTTTGGTTGGTACAACCGTCTTTGTGCCGCCGGGAACCGTAACAGTTTGCAAGATGTCGTTGATGTTTAAATCAGGAAACAACTTGTCAATTTTGACTTCGTCATCTTTGATATCAGAAACAATATCTTTGGTTCTAAGATTTGAAATATATGGCGTGGGGCGATCCCCGGTAATAACCAGCTCTTCAGGAGTGTCTGCGGGGATCGCCTTAGAAGTATTTGTGACGGGAACCATAAAGTCGCCAAGACCTGTAGGTCTATCGCCCGTCACAGTTACAGTGCCCTCGTCGGCAGTTTTTTCTCCTGCGTTTTTAAGTAAAGTTTCAAGATCCGCAGAGCCTTGAATTTCACTTATGTTAGCTTCAAGGAACTTAGCCAAATCACCCTGCGACATGCCTTTAATATCTGCGGCTGGGTACATTTCGCTGATTAAATCAACAATCCCTTGAGTTGTTCCATCATCAGAAGCTGGCTGGTTTAACACAGCGTCTTCAATTCTGTTTAAACGTGCAGCCTCTCGATTGGCATCACGTTCCGCCTGTTCGCTTGCAGTTAGGCCACTAAAGTCTGTTCCTTTAGCTAAACCTGTAAGGGTGTTAAAGATTTTTTGATTATCGCCGCTACCCAAAGCTTGAACAGTGTTTAAACCTTTGAGGACATCGTTGGTTGTAAAACCTGTATCACCAATATTAAAGTTTGTTGTTACGTAAGGAGAGGCAAGATTTGCCGCTCCCGCTAACGTAGGATTTTGTGCAAAGTTGTATGCTTTGGCTGCATCGGCAACTTTAAACCCTGTGTTGCCAAGCTCCATGCCACCTGCACTAGCAGCACCGCCAAGCAATGCACCTTTAAGAATATCTTGATCCGTAAACGCTGCGTTTGCGCCACCCAATAAAGCGCCGCCAGCGCCAGCAGCCTGCGCGGCGGTAAGGCTTGGGAATAACGTACTACCCAAAAATGCTGCGCCACCACCCATTGTGGCGGCAGTCATAATCATTGGGCCAAAGTCATCCCAAAAAGAAGATTCTTTTTCTACGTGAATTAATTTACCGGTGGTATCGTAATAATAATTCTTACCGCCTTCAGAACGTTGAAATCCACCCAGCTTGTTGGCGGGGTCGATTTCTTCAAAAATTTGATTGTCTCCCTCAAAACCAATCACTTTAGGTTGGTTTTCCCATGCAGTCCAACCATTTAAATATTGAACAGGTGTATCGTAATACTGCGTACCGCCTTCAGTTTCGTATTCATTACGAACGGTTGCGCCTTTTTCGGCGTACAAAGCTTTAAGCTGATCCAACAACGGAGGTGTGCTTGTTGCTTGAGTGTTTACCGCAGTAGTCTGCGTATTGTTTTGAGGTGCACCTCTTGCTTGCTCATCACGCATCGCAGCCGCAGCTTCCCAACTACCCGTTAGTTGGTACAGTTCTTCATCGCTCATTGGTGCTGCCATGTTTAAACCTTGATCTTTAGTCGGTTGTCGGCGGTGTCTCGATACACTTCGCCCACACGCAGATTAGCCAAGTCAGCCTGTGTTGGCAAGGTATCAATGTTAATATTTAACTGCGCAATATTGATTGGCTGAATAGCGTTTAAACGTTGAAAGAACAAGTTCAACACGTTTAGCATCTGACCCATATAAGCTGCGTCGTACTCTAACGGTGGGGAAGGTAAACGTGGTGGAGCATCACTGAACAAACTCATGAGTTGCCCCTTCTGCCGTCTTGTTTAATGTCAATACGAGGTGCACCCAACTGCCACGTAGTGCCAACTTGGGTAGATTCCATCTGGAATATCAACTGCCTGCCACGGATGCGAATGTACACCTGACCTGTAAATTCCTCTACGGGAGCGGTAGCAATACGTTGAATAGAAGCGTTGCTTGTACCTGCGGTTGAGCGTGGATCATTTGCCCCTGAACCTGAGTTTTGATACGGGATCAGAGTCATTGTGCACTGAGGCGTAGCGCCGGTAGAGCCACGGAATGTCAAGTCAGGCAGGACACGCCAAATAAAACCAAAGTTATGGCCGTCGTCAATGTCAAACTCAGAGGAGCTAATCAAGGCGTTGATAGCAGTAGTTGTGGCTGTAGAGTTGTCGTCTACGCCAAGTTCATGGTTGACCAAGTTGTTGATGTACGTCGCAGCTAAGGGATAGTTGAGCAAACCTGAATCAAGCCACGCAGATCGTTCCATCGTGCCGTAGTACCAGATGTCTTCAAGGTAGTTATAAACAACGTACTTGTCCACGGTATTACTACCGGCAGAACAGTAGAACCACCAAGCCTCATTAAAGCCTTCGTTGGTTCCTGAAAACACTTGGGATGCCTGCGTCAAGTTAATGTCGCTAAAAATGTACTGACGAAGATCGCATCGCAGAGTCTGCACACGTCCATCGTATTTGTAGAACTTGTCTACACCCATCCAATAGACCACGCCGGAAGCCAAACAAACTGCGTTCGGGCCGATGATTGAGACGTTGTCGCCAAGTAACTGAGAAGCCCAAACTACAGGCGGCCCTACGTACTGAAGCGAGTACACAGCAGAATCTGTAAACACCACAATCTCTTGACGGGCTTGAATAGCGGCAACAATCTCAGAACCGTGAGATAACTGCAAGCTACCGGCTTGGTTTGTAGGCGCAGGTGTCCAGATAAGGACGCTTTCTTGATCCGACCAGCGAATCAACATAGGATTTAGGGTGGATGAACTGTAGTCATCACAGCCAAAACAGAATACAAAACGGCTTGCGTCAGACACAAACACAGACAGAACAACCGAAGGTACATCTGCGTCTGCGCCCATAATGCTAGACACCAAAACACCACGGGTGTTTAAACCATTGGTTTGATCCCAATAGTACAACCCGCCGCCACGGGGAGCAAACACCAAGTCTTCGCCAAAGTTAGATTGGCTCCATAGGCGGATGCTAGACGTAGAAGTTCCGCCTGTACCCCACAAGCCAGCACCCCAAGCGCCTGCGCCCCAGCCTGTAAGTGGAACTGCGTACTCAGGGCCAACGTTAATTTGATACGCAGCTACGACGGAAGCGCCACCACCGGCGGCGGCAGCGTCCGTAGCGTTAGCCGTAGCAGATGCTGTAAACGTGTAGGAGTTGGCGTTTATAACGGTAATTTGATATTCAGCGTTTAAAACGGTAGCCGTGATGTTTCCACCAAGTCCCGTAGCACCGCTAAAAGTTACAAAGTCGCCCGTCACACCACCATGCGCAGTGTCGGTAACTGTAATGATGGCAGAGCCATTTGTAGCTACAAACGGGTTATTGTTGATTGTGCTGCTTGCCCGAATAGGTGTGATGTCGTTGTACGAACCACCTAATGCAATGTAAAACTTTAAGTTAGTGCCTACACCAATAAGGTTAGCTCCGGTCAGGGTGACCCAATTCCACAATGAGCGGCATACACCCTCGTAAAACTCGTCAGAGATACGAGTCCATCCGCCAATCTTTTCAGGAGTTCCTGCACGGAAACGAACCTTTTCAGACTCGTACCACCCACCTGCCACGTTTGTGCCGGAATTTACAGACCCCATAGCCTCGGATGCGTACCGTGTGTTTTCGCGGTTAACCCCCGGACGAAATAGAATCTTTTTTAACGGCATTGGCGACCTTTATTTGCTGGCAACGCCTTTGGTCTTCTCAAAAGAACGCATACCGGCAATGCCCAAGATGCCTGATAATATCACCCAAAGTTGGTCTGCGTCTAGTACCGGCGGGGGATCCATTCCAACAGGAACCCAGCCCATAGCTTGCAAGTATTTCCATGCCCACTGAAATAGCGGATACAGCAAAAACTGATAAGCCATAGCCGCTACACCGATCCAACCGATGGCAGGTCGCCAGCCGCTGACAAACACGCTACTAGAGGCAGCTTCAATCTTGTTGACCTCAATCTGCGCTAGGTCTGTGGCTTGGTCAATGCGCTTCTCTTCAAGATCAAGCTTACGCTGCTCAATCTCCATCTCCATCTTTTCTTTGTCAGTGGTAATCAGGTCGCCTGCAACCTTGCCCACGGCTTCAATGATTGATCCAACGGCTAGTAAGCTCATTTCAAACCTTTCAATGTGCGGTTCAGCCAGCCCTTGAGGAACTTAACCTGCACGGGGTTCTTATTGCATATCTCAACGTAGCGGGCAATCTTGGCCAAAGCGTAAGACTCTTTGAACCGCTGACCGTCTGTGATCTGGTTGAGCTTCTCAATGGTCTTTGCCCCGATACCGCCGTCAGGGGTAGCGCCTACCACGAGTTGCGCCAGCTTCACCGCCATGCCCATGCCTGCGTTTACACCAAAGTTAAAGATGGTGTTAGCCACGTCTTGATTAGAAATCTCGTTACCGCGCATCTTGTCCCAGAACTCAACACGGTAAAACTCACGCACCATAGGCGTAAGGGAGCCACCGAATTCTTTCTTATCCACAAGCGCCCAGCCATTCCACTGTGGGTTCTTGTTACGAGCGATCCCAGCATAGGTCATGCCCCCTGTGTCGCCGGGTACTTCATGGAGGACGTAGCCGCCCTCGTCCCTAATCATCTGCTCAAAAGCAGGTTCAAACTGAGCCATTGTTATCCCTTATCCAAGCTGAAATAAAGCCGTACAAAAATGACAGCGTGGCAACAAGCAAGACCCCAAGCGCAACGCCGATAAATGTGTCAGCCATTACTGTTTACTCCTTGAAAGCATGGTTGCCGCAATATCCATCATGGTTCTTGCCACCTGAATGTCGGCAGGTTCATTATCCCATCCCACAGTAATTTGACCTACAAACCTGCTTGGGTCAGGTGGCACACTGATTCGGCAAGTGTAGGTAACCCCTTTGGCGATGTACCACAAACCCATCTCAGACTGCGCTGACTTGTATTCCCCGCAAGGTATCTCGCTAGCCATGAGCCGAACCACATCTGTGTTGTTGGCTGCGTTCTGTGTAAACAGACCCACATCAAGCCCATCGTTGGTTTTATCTCTGCCTTCTTTGGTGTAAGCGCGGTAAAGCACTCTGGTTCCAAACATGGGATTCACTTTGAACACGGCAACAATAGTAGCGTTGGTGGTCTTGAACAAGTGAGCCGCAGCGTCTTCCACCCTATCCTCAACAATGCTTGGCATCTTCTTGGACTCTTTGTACGCGCCCATCAGCAGTTCTTGGTTCTGCCAAACAAAATAACCAGCAAAGGCAAACACCGCCATAAGTATTAGCGCAAACAGTTTAAACGGGCTATCCACATAGGACAGCACCTTGCTTAGTACATCTGCTGGTTTCTCGTCACTCATATTCCAAACATCCCCAATACTTTTTTAGCAACCTCGTCTGGCAGGAAGCGGAGCAGGCCAAGCACCCACCACGCAATACACAGCCTGACAAAGA